CCAGAAGAAGGTGCAACAACACTAGGCTGAACAAAAGTGTTTACTGGTCTTGCTTGCGGTTGGTAACTGTTAGTCATTTAAGTATAGTCTAGGTAAGTTCCAAGGGCATCTGTGCCAATACCTAAAAGTGTTCCAAATGGTGATGGTGCACTTGCCATTGCTCTGTTTCTCATATCTATCGCTTGGTTATATCTGCTATCTCTTCTTGCTAAAGAACCTTTTTTATCTCTTCCGTATTGGTCTTCTATTGAGCTGAGTGTTTGATTTAAGCTGACTTGATTTCTAAGTCCTTCTCGTTCTGCATCCATTTGTAAAATATTAAACAATAAACCTGTTCCTTCAGAAGCCCTAATTGCTCCACCAGCTTCTGCAATCTTTCTCCTATTCTCAAATATTTCTTTGGATTTTTTTAGTCTATCTTCTTTCAATCTTGCTGATGAAGCGTTTAATTCATTAGTTAAAGCCCTATTAGCATTTTCAGCTGTTGTTACTGCTGCTGCTGCTTCATAGTTTGCTTTTTTTACTCCTTGGTTATGTTGAACTACAGCAGTTACAGCACCTAATCCTAACTTTGCCCAAAGGGGAAGAGCTACTTTTGCACCTAATGCTCCTGCTAAAACACACATTTAAGCAATCCTCACAAACTCGTAGAATGGTTTTTTCATATGACCATATTCAGAATGATACTTAACAAAGGTGAAGCCAAGAGCTTTTAACCATTTTACAGCAGATTGATTTTCTGCATATACACAATTATATAAGACATTCTGTGTTTGCAAAAGATTTTCTATCCATTCTTTTCCCTGTCTTATTAATTGTATTTTATATTTCCTCTTACTAAAGAGTTCATCTGTAGCAACCATCCATATCACTCCATTAACTACAACACCACAAAGACCCATTGGTTGATCATCATCTCCTGCAATGGTTCTTACTTGTTTTGATGATAAATAAGTTCGTCTAAGTGCTTCTTCTGGTGCTTCTCCTGTTTGATACCAAGCTTCTATTTTATCTAATATTCTTAAATTCTTAACGACATGATCAAGGTCACTAACTGTTGATTTTCTTAAATGTCCCATTAAATACGTCTGGATCTCATATGGAATCTAGCTTCATATTCAGCAGAAGATAATTGTGTTGGTAGAAATGTATCGTTTTTTATATCTATATTTACACTGTCAGCTCTACTCATAATAGGAACTCTAAACGTACCTGTTTCTAAATTAATTTCACCAAGAGTTGCAGAAGCTGTTCCTAATAATTGACCAGTAAATTTATGGGTAGATGTCACCTTATGATCTGGTGTCA